GGCGCATCCGCCCAGTTAGTTAAGCTGGAGCGGACAGCTCTTAAAGAAGCTGGAGTTATGTCAACTCCATTTACGAACCAGCTTTTAGCGAATTCGCAAATGGTAACCCCAGGGGTTGCTGAGATTCTTGATTTACTCAAGTTCACAACACCACCGATCGCAGAGATGTACTCTACGTACTTCTCACCTGCCAACTTATTAGTGATTACCATATCATCTCCGATGATTGCGTACCACTGATGACGAGGGAGACGTCCCTTAAGTGCAGCCCTAGTGGCAGCACGCACCACTATGTGGTGCAACAAGGCAAAGCTAGCAAACGATGAGTAAAATCCCATCGGTTGCCCAACTGAGTACTTAACGTACCCAGACTTCCCAGAGGGAAGTGTGTACTTGAAAGGTCTGTCAACCAACATGGATTGCCATTCCGAACCAAGTTCACCTGGTAAGCAAATGTCGATTATCCGAGCCTGTAACCAAACAGGTAATCGGTCTGTCGCAGCACTCAAGTCATAACTTGCCATCCAGTCATGGTTGGAAGTTTGCTTTTGTGCCCAGCGTTTGCCGGCGTCTTGATCAAAGGTGTAGTCACCCCTGATCTTACCTAGGATACCATTAATGGTGTCATGGATAGGCTTAAGGGCAGCTTGGGAGATATAATCTCCTTGGGCTATCACCCTAAGCTTACCAGACTTTTCCGGTAAGAAAACGACGCGACCAATCTCTTCTCCGGAGTAATTACCGAAGTCAGATTGGAGCATATTAGTAGTGATTGGGTCTACTTTCATAGATCCGTTCACTGCAGCTATTCTGTCTAAGAAGGATGAAACCTTCTCGACTGTGCCGTAGTGGTTGTGAGCCTTGACGTCGAGGTGAGCCGAAACGATGGAAACACCGTTTGGTCCTCTCGAGAACATAGGAACGTAACCCGGTTTGACTTTAAGTCCTTCCGTACGGAATTTCTTAGCTTCTTCGAGGATATTAATGATGATATCATCGGAAGGCAAAGATTCACTAGGAGCCGTGATGGTCT